GCGTAGTTGGAGCAGGAGCTGGTGTTCCGGTTGGAGTTGGTGTTGGCGTAGTTGGAGCAGGAACTGGTGTTCCGGTTGGAGTTGGTGTTGGCGTAGTTGGAGCAGGAACTGGTGTTCCGGTTGGAGTTGGTGTTGGCGTAGTTGGAGCAGGAACTGGTGTTCCAGTAGGTGCTGGAGTAGGTGTTGGTGTTTCTGCTGCTAGTACAGTGCCTGTTACTAAACTACTTCTACACCCATTATTAACTGCAGGGGCTCCGTTTGAGTCATAAACAAAAGCATTATAAGTTCCGGGTGAAAGTCCAGTCCTTACTTGTGAAGTAAATCCGTTAGACCATAAATAGGAGTATGGTGGGGTACCTCCAGTTCCGCTTAGTGTTGCAGTACCATCGTTTGCACCTGGGCTTGTCTCGTTAGTAACAATCATAGTCCCAACAACGGGAGAAGACGGCTGGGTAACAGTTAAAGAAACACCAGCAGTAGATCCAACAGAATCTGTTACGGTCAAAGAATACGTACCAGCTGTAACACTATTAAGATCCTGTGAGGTAGCTCCGTTGGACCATAAATATGTATACGGGGAAACCCCACCAGTTACACCAACATCAATGCTTCCGGTTCCACCAAAGCACAAAACATTATTTATTTCAGATCCTATCGTTAAAGCTCCAGGGATAGGTGTGGGGGTGGGTGTACTCGTAGCAGTAGGTGCTGGAGTAGGAGTTGCTGTAGCAGGTACAGGTGTTGGTGTACTCGTAGCAGTAGGTGCTGGAGTAGGAGTTGCTGTAGCAGGTACAGGTGTTGGTGTACTCGTAGCAGTAGGTGCTGGAGTAGGAGTTGCTGTAGCAGGTACAGGTGTTGGTGTACTCGTAGCAGTAGGTGCTGGAGTAGGTGTTGGGGTTGCTGTAGCAGGTACAGGTGTTGGTGTACTCGTAGCAGTAGGTGTTGGCGTAGTTGGAGCAGGAGCTGGTGTTCCGGTTGGAGTAGGTGTTGGAGTTGGTGTACTTGTTGGTAGAGGTGTTGGGGTAGACTCAGGACAATCTGGACACTTATCTATTACCTCGGGATCATTACAATCAGCAGTAGCTCCCACGACAGTAAAAGAGGCAGAGGTACCATCCAGAATAACGGCAGTTGGAGATCCACCAGTTGTTGCATAACAATTAGATCCCACCCCTGTAACACCGGTAACTGTGTATGTTCCCCCAGTAGCACTGGTGTTATTGAGTGTGATCGTCTGCCCGTTACAACAATTTACTAAGTTAACGTAAGCCACCTACCGGAAATAAATTTTTTTGTGATTTTATTTACTAAAAAACTAATATTATATATCCAAACTCTATTACCCTAGTAATTTACTAGCCTCACAGGGTTGAATTTCAGAAAAATATACTTTCCCACTTTTTACCAATCTCTCTATCAAAAAACTTGGAAGAGATGTGGTTACTTGTTATATCGAATCTTTGGAACAAAGATGGGTCTTTCTCGATATGTTTTACAGCAGAAACAAAGGGATCAAAGACATCCATGTAAAAAGCATCACACGAAACTTTCTCCCTGTACATTTCATTGATATCAGCATCTTCCGGGAATTTCACATAATAGCATCCTGCATTAAAGTATTCAGTAAATGCACCCAACGGATAAGTAATGACCTTTGTTTCCATAGCTATAGCCTCAGCTACTGAACAAGAAAAAGTATCCTTATAAACACAGCCATTAGGATGGTAAAGTGGAAAAATAAAATACTCAGCCTCTGCTAATTTTTCCAGAATTGTTTTCTTATCCACACCATTTTGGGTATCCAAATAGTCGAAGGATTCAAAAGAATATTCATCACCAAGTTCTTTAATAGCCTGTTCTGCTAAAGATCCACCTCTAGAGAATTGTGCTAGAAAAATAGCTTTTTTCGGGTTCTTCTTAATGCCCCTTGACTTCACTTCCTTTATTAGTTTTTCATCCAAGGGATTTGGTACTATCCAGTCGCTACACTCAATATTTTTAGACTTTATAATATCTTCTATAAAATTAGCATGATAGCGGGCAAAAGAGGATGGATAAACTAACTTTACATCAGTTCCCTGAGCTTTTGCAAATTCGGCTATTTCGTTTATGCTGTACCCCCAAGCCATATGGAACCAATATCCCACGGTTTTTTTAACTCTAAAAGGTATTTCATTATATTTTTCAAACCACAACATAGAAATTAGGATATCCACCTCACTAGGAATTCCTTTATAAGTAAAGTCGGTATACCTTACACCGTTAGTTTCCTTAAAATCCGTTTTATCAATTACTATTGTAACCTCATGCCCTCTTGAAGCTAAATACTCGGAAACTAAAATAACACTTTGTTCAGTTCCTGAGCTAGGAGCATTGCCATATCTTATAGAATATCCATTTATAGGGAGAGGTCTTCCTTCACACCCAGGAACCAAAAAAACTATCCTCATAAAATTTTTTCATATCTGTCAGACCACTCGTTCTCAACACTCAAACAATACATGACAAGCATATCTTCAGGCTTCTTAGAATATCTTATATTCCAAGAGTTAACAAAGCCTGAAAAAACATCAGGGTGGTTTTCAGGGTTAAAATCATATCGAAATACCTCTGTTCCAAATTTGTCAATTATGCCCAGGGTAATAAGTTTTAACTGGTCCACGGGAGCATTGGCAAACTCCTTTAGATCCCAATCAACCGTAGCATCTTGCTTGGAGGAAACAAATCCATCCTCCCATGGTAGAGGGTTTGGTGGTTCATTTACCTCGAGAGTGTATTCTTGTATTAGATTATTGGAAAAATCAAAGCCACCATATTCCTCATATTGTCTTAATGTTCTCTCAGAACCAAGACCAAAAATTCCGAGATCAATTCCATGATCCTCTTGTCCAAAAATCTGTCTGGTCTTATTTCTTGCTAAAATGTCCCTCTCCCCACTCTTCTTACCGGTATTTGATTCATTAGAGTGGTCATCCCAGTGTTTTGCCCGATAGTTTCTAGTGTACTCGTGCCACATGACCATCCTGTATGGGCTAAACATATCATATCCGTGAGTAAAAGCACGTACACTCATTGTGGTTTCTTCCGTATATCCACCAAAATAAATATCAGGGTCATACGGAACCTCATTTATGAAATTTCCCCATGTAAAATAGAAGTGCCCACTCAAAGTCCGTGCCCTTATCACCCTTTTTCGGCTTTTATAATCTTGAATGTAATAAGGCATGCTCATCAATAATCGATCGTTACTGAACTCATATTGTGACATCAAACATGGGGTTTGGATGAAATTCTCAGGGGACTCTGTTGTTTCGAACGGAGTACAATAAGTGGTTATAATTGGTTTATCGGAAACCATTAGTGCCTGATTGAAATCCTGCAAAACTATCTCATCCCAATGATTTACAAAGCGATGATGAGAGTCAATCTGTAAGGTGTATTTTTCACCACCATACAATTTATTGGTTTGATTTCTGGCCCATCCTAAACCTTGACTTTCCGAATAATGATATTTTGAAATTCTAAAAGAGTCGTTCCCATCGTATCTGTCTATATCTTCATCTTTATCGTATTGCCAGCAAATTCCAAAAACAAGGTTTTCAGGATTTTTGGCTTTTTCCAACATATCCTCTATGGTGGGGATAAGCTCTGGGTCTCTATAAGAAGCTATCTGGACAAAAATTTTATCACTCAAAATAAATTCTTTTTAACTGGTTTATCATTATATCGAAGTATTTAAATTATCTCCCAAATTTTTTATTTCTCCATTCATTTTTTTTACGTAAAAGTTCTCGATAGCCTGTAGCATCAAGGCATTTTGTTCAGCAGTATACCTTTGCTGATTATAAAAAGGAGAAACATTATTCCCAAAATCGGAAATTGGAGAATCCGTTATGTTGATCTCACCATTCATTTTTGAAGGGTTGACTGTGGAATAGTAATAATAGGGTCCAGTAGCTTGTGGATTAACATCTATTTGAACAGTACCTCCTGTGGCACCGTTATTTGAAATACCCACAGGGTCAACTTGGGATAAAGAAGCATCGGTTGTGAAATACAAATCATATCCAGAGGAAACTAGATTAAAATTATATTGCTTGCCTCTCTGAATTGAGATAGTTGGATTTAGTGCATTTCCAGTGGAGAATCTAAATGCATCCCCAGAAGGTCCTATTACCTCAACATCTACATCTACTACATTATTATAGTTCATTGGTGCTTGGATAGATTTAGAATCTGTCCTTGTCCCGAATGCTCTTAGATCTTCCAAAAATCCAAAATCAGGATTACTTATGAATTTTATATTGTTACCTGAATCAATCTCATCTCTTTCTAAGGTGTCGCTCCAAGCTTTAGAGTTATAGACATTGTAATAAACACCCTCCCCAGTTATATCTATTATCCTCGCGTTAAGAGGCAAGTAGCTTTCTTTCAACCTCTGCTTTAGAGCAAAAAGCTTTACCAGAACCTCCTCTTGGGTAAAAGAGAAAGCCTCAGGGGTTACTGGGTATCCATAGGGATCAGTTTGTGTAGAGGTAGTATTTATATCATAGTAGAGACCAAAAAGAGAGGTCTTTTTATAGGTACGAGATGGGACCAGTGTATTTTCAGAGGATACGTCAAGTACATATTCACCATCAGAATTAGGTCCATATGTTTGTTCCAACCTATACTTTCCTGTATTCTCATTATCCAATACATCCGCAATCAAAACCGTTTGATTTGGGGTTTTTGTATTGTTATATTGATCTAAGAAAATCTGATTTTCCTGGAGTGGGGTTAGATTTACCCTTTGGTAATTAAGATTTAGCCAATATTCTTTAATCCTTAAATCCTGATATCCAAAGAATTTAAGAGCTCCGATAAGTCCTTTATAGCTACCAATATATGGGAAAATCTCCTCCCCTGCTACCATAAGTTCCTTCCTCTTCTCATTTATTTCAATATAATTCGGAAGGGGTTCATCAGGATCATGATTTCTAAGAATCCGGGAATCCTCGTTTATAAAGGCCCTACCGAGGTTTCTTGTTAAAACATCTAATCTTTCATCAGATCCTATGATTTGTCCATAGAAATCAATCTCTGCAACCTTACTTGGGCTACCAGAGGTTATATCCTCAATAATCAATTTCCTCTCATAAACCTCAGCGCCCTGATTTGGAGCATTTATAGCAACATTAATTTGAAGTGCTTTAGAAGGAGTTGCCGCCTCTGGGGTAGAGATATAGCCGTTAGAATAGGAATCCGAAGGATTCTTTATGACAGAGAAAGCAATGTTCTGATAGTTAGTAATTGTTGGATCTCCACCAACCTCTGGATCGCTCTCAGTTATCTTATAGGTAAAGACCACGTTGGAAACATCAACATCACCATAAGAATCATTCTCCCATCTAGATCTCCATATTGGATCAGAGCTTGCCCCTGTAGATCCGGTGTGTGGAAATCCAACAAAGTTTAACCCAGACCCAGAATCCTTAAATTCCTGGAGCACAAATATTTGTTCATTCTCATAAAGACCAGCAGAAACTGGATCGAAGAATATGCTTCCTTTAAAATATCCACCAGGCAAATCCTGTGCTAATGTTTCACAATAAGTGAAGTTGCTATTGGAGATCGCGGTTGGACCATTAAATCCACTAAGGTTGACGGTAACTATTCCGCCAGCAACAGAAGTGGATGAAATGTATGCATTGATAACGTTAGCAGGTTGAATTGTTAGCCTTAAAGTTATCTTTCCACCTTTTTGGATTTTTTCATTTACGCTATTAGCCCAACCGGTAATATCAAAGCCATTTAAGTCCTTAACATTAAAGTAGATGATATTACTGGATAACGATATAAGTGAAACTTGCCCTGCTACAGGTGTAGTATTTACAGAAAATGTCTCGTAATTAAATGTATAAGTTAAGGGAATTCCAGCTGTTGCCCCAATATATTCGAAGTTTAGGGGATTTCCTTGCTTATTATAAAATTTTAAATGTCTATCCGCCATTTTTAGAATACCCTTTTATTGTTGAATGGAACCGTATAATTGAAGAAATTTCTAATTTGCTTTACTGATTCAATTAAAGCAAAAACTACCCTTTGCATGTTATTGAGTATAGCTATTTTTCTAGGATCCCTAAACATAACATTAGAAAGGGTCCTTTCAAAAATTTGGTTCTTATAATCAAATCCCTCCTTTACATCATCATTAATAGAATTTCTTATATCATAAAGATTATCTGTTGGATCGAATTCATAATATCTTCTATCCATAGAAGTAGGTTTGATCTGTTTTGTAATATTCACATATGTATCAAGACTAGAACAAGGCCCATAGAGTGTAGATCCCAAAGCATCAGTAGTAACACTTCTATACCCAGAGCATCCAATGTTATAAGCTCTCTCCTGAGCTTTCGAGATTGACTTGTAAAGATCGTCAGATGTTTCGAAATCAGAAGTACTTGTCCTGAATTTAAATCCCTTAACAGTGTAAGAAGATTCTACTGGAGGTAAAAAAGGTGAGTAATTTCTTTGGGCCATTTTAGTTGTAAAAATTTATTAGAGGGTACTCCTAGAATTTGATCTTCTGCTAACAGAAGAGCTGCTACTATTATTTTGCTCCATTAATTTAGCTTTAGCCTGAGCATTAAGACTTCCTAGAAAATTTCTTGGATTTATACTTGTAACTGCTATATTTAAAGCAGAGGGCTTACCGCTAACTATTCCTTGCTCATAAGCAGTTCCATATCTATCAGTCCATCCACCTCGTAGCAAAATAAGTTCTCCCCTACCGATAATTATATCACCATATTCATCAAGTCCTACTTCTCTATCCTTTTGAGCGCTAGAAGCATTAGATAAATTATCTACCGTAGAATGATATCTTTCATTTTCTTCACCGACAAAGAAGAAAGAAACTGAATCAATCCCCTCGATACCCTCTATAAGAGCTATAATATCAGACTTTGGGATACGGTCCCTTCTTTTAAGGTTAAGCATATATTCTGAGATCCTGTCCCTTACTTTATCCTTTAGAACCTCAGGATCATATCCTTCAAAGATCGACATAGAAACATTACCAACATATCTCTTTATTTCAGCATCAAGAATCTTAACTACTGTTGTGGCAATCATTCTCCCGGAATCTTCAATAAGATTTAATAAAGAAAGCTTTTGAGATTGAGTTAACAAAAACTGATCTTGTGGGATATCAAAATAGTCCTGGTTAGATGTCATAGATATAGTTACATCAGGAACCAAGAAAATGTATACCACATTATCGTCGTCCAAGTATTCATCATCAAAAGTTGAAAAGGCTTGTATTTGAGAAAATATATTCAGCTTCTGTAGGTAGATCTCATAATTTTCAGCATTTGCAAAAACATAGGATCTACTTGTTTTCGGAGCTACTATTCTCGTAAGCTCAATTGGTTCCGGATCTGCTCCAAAGCTAGGGTCTAAAACCCCGGTTATTGTCAGATAGTTGTTTAGGTTAACATCGTTACCAAAAAGATCAGTACCACTATCAAGGAATCTATATGTTAGATTGGTATCCTTCTTAGACTGTATATTTCCGCTAAATCCTGAGGTTTGTAAATACTCTACCCTAATTATACTTCCTGCCTGTGGTATTTTTCCAAAATTAGAATTACCAAAATATATGTCAATACCCTCACTTATCCCAGTTTTTACTAGGTAGCCCTCACTTTCATAAGGTATATCATAGAGTGATTCATATCTTTCCCATGGGGATCCATTGACATATACATTCACATAGAATTGATCTATATAAGCACCAGCTTTAGAAGGAAGATTGAAACTCTGAAGGGATTGGCCAGTTCCGGTAAAGGTAGAAGATGAAAAAGCTCCCTGCACGACCTTAAAGCTAAATGACTTTCCCCTTGAAAGCGGAACTTTAACAGAGGGGGAATTTAATATTAGAGTATAGGGTAAACCATTTTGTATATTTTGGATCTTTGGATTATTGCTTAATATCACCGCACCACCACCAGCATCATCCTCTCTAAGATTCCAAGCAACGGAAGCTTCGCCTTGTGCAGACATGCCTCTCACCGGATCGTACCCAGCAATTCTTGCTAAGCTTTTAATTGAGTAATTTCTTGTAGCCTCTTGCATATTTAACTCAGTAATTGAGTCCTCTATGAAATAAAGGATTAGCTGGGAAAGGTTTTCAAGAACGAAAAGGATTTGACCCCAAGCAGAAGCAACCGTGAAAACATTCCTTGTTTGGTTGTATGTTCTTTGTAGGAATTCAAACGAATCTCCCAAAAGTCCCTTTATAAGGATGTTATTCTTCTTAAAAATGTTATTGGCCATCTTTTTAACTTACTTTCAGTGATATTAAAGGGCTTTGATTACTGGACTGTGGAATGAAAAAATCCAATAGACAGATATCTCTCTCTGTTCCCTGATAAAATTTTAAATCAAAATAACCACCAAGCTGACCAAACAGAGGTACATAAAATCTAAGACCCTTTTCAATCTCCTCCCTAAGGGTTGATTCAGATAATTCTAGGCTAAAAACGAGTTCTTCTAGATTTAACCCAAATTTAGGATCCCCTAATACCTCACCCTTATTTGTAAGAAGCAACATTTTCAGCTGTCCTACACAAATTTCTACAGGCTGAGTTATCTCAACAACATTTTCTTTGTAATTAGGGTCTCCTGGATCTCTGTTATAAATCTCTACCATGGGAAATTTTAATTCCCCATATATATCAAGATTAGTTCCACTGTAAGAAATAAGAAGGAGTGTTCTCTCCGTTGATCATATCCATAACCTCTTGGAGTTCTCTTTCACCGTCAGATCTTAATTCTGAAGTGTTAACTCTAACGCCACCAGGTAGGTTATAATCGAATGCGCTAAGCACCCTAGATAGTGAAATTTTAGATTTTGCCAAGCAGTATCTAACAAAAAGTTCATCGTCATAAAGCTCATAGTCGTCAATAGCAATAAAGCATCTAACAGCGACGTCCATTCCATTTTGATTATATCCAGTTCCAACTCCACCAGATCCAGATCTATTTGGATCGCGACCAAGAATGGTAAGCTTTTTATTATTCTTGTTAAACTTAAAAGCAAAGGTTGGAAGCAGATATGCTTGGGCTAAGTCAAAATAAGAATACATTACTGTCCTATAGACTAGGTTGTCTCCAGTAAATGGAGAAAGTAAAAGCTCAGATCCCAATAGCTTGGAATCACCGAAATCCCTATCTGGGGTTCCAGCTATTCCCATACCATTTACTTCCCTAACGTCATAAACACTAACTATCTTTTCGGGAAGTTTTACCTGTCTAGTTCTCCTAAACTCCTCATGTGCAAAAAGATTATTAGCCAGGATGAAAACCCTTTCCTCAGCAGCATATTGATAATTGTCATACATGTATAACTTTGCTCTCCTGATAATTCTATGAATTTCATCATCGTTTAAGTTATACGGAAGCGAACAGCTTGCTGAAAGATCATCTTTAATTTCCTGTACTAATTCTTCTAGAGTCATTTTAGTAATTCTGATTTTTAAACTTTATCCTAGAAATAGGGTCGTTAAGATTTTTCAATCTCGAGTCAGTTATAAATCTTCCCTTTCTAATTTCATTAAAGTCTTTGGCCTTTTCGGTTTCTTTACTCACATCGGCATTCCTTCCGATATCACCCTTTCTCAAAACACCGCCAGTGATTTCGCAATCAATCATTTTTTCAGGGGAATCTATATAGCATTCAATAAGCTTGTTTCCAAAATCGGCACTTGTGTCCTTTATTTTAGATTTAGAAACCTTATTACCATTTAAAACCTCGGAGTTGTAGATTTCACTATTCCTAATGTCACAGCTGAATATTCTACAATTGTCAAGCTTAGAAGATCTAACCTTACAATTTATAAGATCCAAATTGTCCAGATAGGTTGCACTTTTAATTTTGGCATCCTTAAGCTGGAATCTTCCATTAGTAGTATCATAATTGAAGAAACCGTTCTTTACATTACCCTCCACTATGATATCAAAGACCTTCTCCCTGATGTACGGGAAATAGGTCTTAATATTTTCCAGATAGCCCTTCAAATCCACCAAAAGGTGAAAATCTGGGAAATTCATAAAGAAAGCTTCTGGATCAGAAAAACTTCTTACAACCTTTGAATATTCCTTCATCATGGATTTAAGGTTCTCAAGGTCAGTTTTAGTATATGTCCTTCTCCCCGAAAGAATATCATAGGTATAAAGAACCACATAATCTATTACATCACGAATTGCAGTTATCTTTTTCTGATAGTCTTTACCACCAAGATATCTTATTTCGATGTATCCCTTTGGTACCTTTGTAAAATTAGCGCCATAATATTTCTCGTCAGGAATTCTAAATAGCTTTGGGTCAATCTGTGAAACGTTCTCAAGAATTGAAAATCTATTTCTTGGTACAACCTTTTTGATAGATCTTGAATATACGTTATTTTTCCTGTTACCAAACTTAGAATATATGAGCCCCTCGTCAATACCAAGGATAAATTGTAACTTATCAAGTTCTTCCATTCTTTTAACAGATCTATCAAATTTGTCAAAGCTAAGAGAAAATTGGAAGGCACATTTATCGGTAGTCCACCCGTTTTCGTCAATCCATTTTAGAACCTTGATCAGAACAGGGATAGCTTCAGCATATGGAAGAGGCCCAGTTACAAGCTCATTCATCTTTCCTCCTCCCGAATAATCTGGCTCTAGCTTGAAAACCTCACTAGTAACTGGAATTTTAGAATGATACTTATTTGAAAGAATTACCTTTTTACCCAAGAGTTTGGACAAAGATTCAGTTATCCTTCCCCTGACCATTTCAGAGAAGAATTCAAACTCAAAGCCTAATAAGGCAGAGGAAAGTAACTGTCTTTTATCAAAGTGGGTATTACTCATTGAGTGGTTCTACAAATATTTTTCCCATTACCTGGTCAACCTCGTAAACAGTTACAAGGATTTGGTCTCCGGTTTTAAGTCCTTTGTGGTCTTTTCCCAAACGACCCTGCGGGATCATTGCCATCAAACCAAATTCTGGCAATTCAACCAAAGCTCCATTCTTCCTTTTATGCTTTACTTTAGCATTAGATATTGGAGCAGATCCATCTTCAAGGTCTTTCTTAAGATCATAAATTTTCAGGGTTTTATCAACAGGCTCGCCAAAGGTTAGTGTCAATCTATTATCGTCCTTAACCTCCTTGATATAAAATTCTATTTCATCGCCTGCGGTAAATCCTTCAACCCTTTGGTTGTCAAATTCAGTTTTGTGAATAAGGCCAGTGTAGATATCCTCCCACTCAACAAAAACTCCGAAGCTTGATGTTCCAGTAACATGCCCTTTATATTTCTTAGTAAGATCAAGTTCTTGGATTTTTTCATCCATAATCTTGTTCAGATACTTCTTATAAGAAACTACAAAAATGTCTTTCTTTTGTACATAACCATCGATCATGACATAGATCTTCTTACCAAGGTAAGCCTCAAAATCAGTAATTTTATTAGCAGCTGCAAGTGAACCTGGAAGGAAACATTTAATTCCCTGGACGTCCACAATGTATCCTCCATTATTAATGGATTCAATCCTAGCTTCATAAGCCAAGGATTCTTTTTTAATCTGTTCAAAGAATTCTTGCTTAGTGGTTTCAATGAAACAGTCAATGACAGATCCATAATAGGTTCCATTGACATTTCTAACAACGGTCTGAATTTCAGAGCCAATCTCGAAGTCAATTCCAGTTATACCAAGCTTATCTGCATCCTTTCTTTCTTTTACCAAATCAATATAAATTGATTGTCCCTCATAAGTTTGTGCAATCGCATGTTTATCAGTTAAAGTGGTAATGGTGCTATCATAAGCATTTCCAGTTTTCAAATCCTTAGAAGAGTTTACTCCCTTTAGGCTTTCAGCCATTTGGTAATAGAGAGACTGTGCATAATCTTCCCTACAGTAAACTTTCGAATCATCAAAAACCTCTATGTCTCTGTTGATTGTTCTACGGTTAGGAATGTTCCAGTTAAATTCCTCTTGGATTTGATCTGTGTTTTCTGGCGTGTTCATTTATTTTTTTGAATTAGAAAGTTAATTACAGTATATATCCACACTGTACATTAGCTTTATTTGAGAGACGGGAGGAGATAGTTTACCAAAAGATCCATTTGTCTGTTTATCACGATTCTAAGATCGTATGCATCAATCTTTTTCTTAAGGTTATACTCCTCAAACTTATACTTACGGAGGGCATTTAAATAATTTCCACTATAGAGAAGCTTTCTACCAGTACCGGTATCATTATTTACATACACTTTTAGAGTTGCTTTTTCTAAATTTATATTTTTGGTACTAAAATACTTCTCTCCCTGTATATTAAGATTTCTCATAATCACAGAGAGTACCTTCACAGTATTTCCTACGTCATTCAAGTTATAAGCCCCCCAATAAAAAACAGATTTACCTGGTGCATCTTTTCTAAAAACTAGTTTTTTCCTTACTTTTCTATTGAGCATATTATTAAACTCCGTGCTCCTCCCAGGTTTGGTCGATAATTTACTTTTAAATACAACAGGCTGTTTTCCAGAAGCAGTTAGGGAAACCCCCAAATCATAAAAAACATCTTCAATTCCAGGGCCTACATTGAAAGAGCTGTTGTTTAAAATATCACTTAATGCTTCCCTGCTTTCTCGAATATTACCACCACTCCTAGGTGAGCCTTGATAAACTAATCCCTTTCGGTAAGTATAAGCATTTCCCCCGCCATACAACAAATTAGTAACCTCAATTGCAGAGTCTATCGCTGTTGAGGTTTGGTCAAATTCACCGCTTTCTATTGCAGCCAAAATTTCAGCTTCGCTTTGTCCGTCATTTCCGTTACTAAATAAACCCCGGATAACTGCTGGTAAAAGCGAAGGCACCTGTTGTGCAAGACTCCCAAAAATTGCTATAATGCCTTTAATTGCTTCCCAAATAGCAACAACCTTTATCGGAAGATATTTCTCAACTATCAGCAAAAACTCCTTATCTGGATTAGCAATAGAAAGCTGTGCTTTTAGCGTATCTACATTTAAACCACTCAAAACTTTGTCTAGATTACTACTTAATGAAGCTGATTCCAGTATACCAGGAACTGGCTGGACTGCCAATTCAAAATAAGGGAATTCGTTATCCGTTACAAACCTTTTTGTGCTGACCCTATACTTACCACTTTGATCATCGAAAGAAAACGTAAATTCATCCCCCGGAGAAAGACTTGCAAGAAGTCCAGTTGCATTTTCAACGGTATTTGAAAAAGTCGAAGCCTTAAAGTTCCTAATATCAGAGGTGTTTCCAGAATTCACAGAAACCTGTCCTTCCCCCGGCGAGAGTCCATCTGTTCTCAGATCATATGGAATTTGAGGTCCAAGAGCTTCCTGAGAGTCATCATATAGTGAGGATAGCTGATTGCTTAAATTGTCAAAGAAACTTTGATTTGGGATATAGTCCTTAAGTCTTTTATTAAACTTCCCACATATCATATCGGAGATAAGAGGTCTTAGTCCACGTGTCGAATCATTAGGATCCTCAAGTGCTTCAGTCCAAGTAATATTAGCAGCTGTAAGAGACGGTTGTATGTAGGGCTTGAGTACTTCCAAAAAAGCTTGGGAAATAAGATCACAAATAAGTTTCAGTGGGTTGGTGAGTCCAGTAATAATGGTTTTAATAAGCTTAATTGGTCCTGTGATCATATCACCAAGACCTTTTAGAACATTAACAACCACCTTAATTGGAAGTAGGAGCAGCTTTACATAATTCAATATTACAGTGATCAGGAAACACGGGTTAGATACACCTATCTGCAAAAACCTGGCAACCGTTATAAGATCAACCTTACTTTGCTCCTCTGATTCGCCTATGTCAGCTTCAGCCTCCTCTTGTATTTTAGCAAAGTCAACTTTTGGGAAATTACCAGATAAAATTCCGCCAAACACATCTTGAAATTCCAAACCGGATTCTTGTGAAAGTCGATCTACAAATTTTTTAGTCGGGGAACTATCTTTAAGCTTGCTAAAATCACCAATGACAAAGGTAAGTCCACCTAAAAGAGGTATATTAACACCTAGAGAAGATATAGGAATTTTTAGGGATCCACTAGGATCTATAAAATTACTTACTGCCAGCTGACATTTTTCAAACCCTATGCTCGGTAACCCAAATCCAGGAACAGAAGTTTGTGCTGAGGTGTCGGAAAGCAAAGAGGCTGAAATAAAATTTAGTTCCAAATTAACACTATTGTTGCTACTTTGCTGCTGAACTCTACTTACTGTATAATTACCAACCGTTACACCATCCGAGATTTGAATAGGATCTCCGGTCTTTATCACAGACAGGAAAATGTTTTCACTATCAGTATTGGTGGTTTTACTTATAGAAATAGATCGAATATCCTCTATGGAAGATTGCGGGGTAGTGTATTCGCCATCACCAGGGAGGGATGAGCTATTAAATAAGGGGTTATAATTAAAAGTACGATAACCAGAAAGATCACTAGCATCCGAAAGAGGCAAATCAAGGGATCCTACATTGCTCCCCCCGAGCTCAAGCCTCAGCGGAAATGGGAAATCCTCCAATGTTGAGTTTACCCCCTCGTCAAGCAAAAATTGTAGAGGATTACTAAATAAAGTTTTGATTGCTTCGAAAGCATCCTTAACTGCACTAAACCCTTCGCTCAATGCCTTTTTTCCGAGAAAAATAGGTGCAAAAGAACTTGCAAGAGATTTTTCAAAAACCCTAATTTGGAGTTTGATTAGGAACGATAAACCAGGTAAATCTGGGGTCGTTAACTTAAACTTGGGATCACTAATAATTTTTTCAGTCCCTTCGTTAACTCTTTTAATGAAAGCCTCAAATTCATAATCCTGTAGTATTTTATCGGGTAAAATAGCCATCCATTACTTGGTCTTTGAAATGTTTGAAAGGTGGGTAGGATCTGAAGGTATAACCGGAGGTGAGGTAGGTCCGCCTAAATTTCCCAAGTGAGTATGGTTGTTGAAATATGTTTGGAATATATTTCCCTTGATTACAGATTCGGTGGCTGCTTCACCAAGCTCGATGTTGTTAGAGTTCACAATAACTTTATTATTCTCCATTCTAATCTGGTCATCACCCATTTCAATAACAATTCTAAGCTGCCCACCGTCTTGTGTATCTAGCTGAACCTTAGCATCACCAAGTATAAAGTTCATACCTTTTTTACGGGTATAAAATATCTTTAGAGGCCCAGGTTCTGCCCCAGTATCATATGCAAATGAATGTGCACCCTCATATGAATCACTTATCTCAGCCAGCATTTCCGGTGAACTTTCCCACTGCCCATAATAAATCATTCTATAATAATTCTGGCCATCAAACTCAACAGCTACTACAGATCCAACCCTCGGGACAGAAAGCCTACCATTTCCATCACCACCAAAAGAAATACCATTTACCTGACTTGCCCAAGGAATGTCTTCTACCTCAAGTTCGTCAAAAAGACCAAAGACCTTTACTTTAGCTCTTCCCTCCTTTATTGGATCATTAATATCTACAATCTCACCAAGATAGATTTTGGGTGGAGTATAAGGCATTTATTACTGATTTTATTGCTCTTCGTATTCGTCAGGGTTATAATCACCCAGACTTACATTGTATTTATCAGCGGGTTTAGAGTTCCCCAAATTAAGGGGGCTTTCAATTATGAAATCACCATTTGTAACGGGGTAAACATTTCCTATATCACCGGACGTTGGGTTTTTTCTCTGTGTGGAATAAACTTGGCCTGGTGGTTCAGTAAAAGTATTTTCAGGAGATCTTAATTCCCCTCGGGAGGAAACCAACGAATTATCACCATAAACTCTAGAATTGCCTAGGGCATCAGTGGTAAAGTTCGAGTCTGTGTAAACGTCATTATCACTAATATTCGGTGAGTAATTCCTATCAGGAACACCAAGATCGGAACCAGGGACGTTAGCATAAACATCACCACCAGGTTCGGGATATGTCCTATCAGGTACTCCCAGATCAGAACCAGGTACATTATCATAAACATCTCCCGAGGGATCCGCGTAAACCCTATCGGGAACCCCTAGATCACTTCCAGGAACGTTCTCGTAAACATCTCCCGAGGGATCCGCATAAACCCTGTCGGGAACCCCTAGATCACTTCCAGGAACGTTCTCGTAAACATCATCATTAACTGTAGGATAAACCCTATCCGGAACTCCTAAGTCTTCACCAGGAACGTTCTGGTAAACATCCGCATTAACACCAGGATAAACTCTGTCAGGAACTCCCAAATCTTCACCTGGTACTTTACCATAAACATCAGTTGGCGGAACAGGTGGATAGACCCTTTCCCTAGGTCCGCCCTCACCCATAGTTTGGGGGTTTGGCAAATTCCCTTTGAAAATATTATCAATACCAGTTTCAGAAGCTCCGTTAAGGAAGTTCTCTAAATTATTAAAACCAAAAGACCCATTTTGGCTGGTCATTTGAGTCAACTGAGAAGGATTGAAGGAATAAATATTCCCAAGCAATGATTGATCTATTCCACTTAATGCTGGATCAATGAATTGATTAATACCCTCGTTCACTAAATCCGATACTGCGTTAGAAACCACGTTGGTTAAAGCTTGCTGCCCCAGACCTAATAGATTTTCTAGTGAAAGTGTATCATCACCTAAAAATTGGTAACTTGATCTATTTTGATCCCATCCGTCTGCTAATACCAAAGGCTTCTTATCTTGCCTAATATTTGGATATTGGTTTTTAGTTCTGACTTTACCTACGTGAATTCTAAAAGCATTTTTTTCAGGATCTGCTGTACTTGATCCCATATCAATGGTCGATTTAATTGGTGTACTTTCAGTAAAATCAAATTCGCACTGCTGGCACTCATAAATCATAACGGGTTTAATACCGCTTTGGTCTTGTTGGTTAGTAAAAGCCTGAACATCGTTTTGTAGTCCAGATCCCTGAAATACATTATTTACAAAGGACTTAAACGCTCCTCCAATTCCACCTCCACCAGGGCTTGGGTTTTCAGAACCCATATTAAATCCGCCCACACTATATTGCCCATTTCCCTGGTCAACAACAGAAGATCCTGGGTTTCTATTTGTGGTCAACAGAGAAGATAAATCATCCAACGCTGTCAATGCTGTGCTCGATGCTGTGAGTCTACTAGTCTTAAAAAAATTCCTTATCTCTGTAACAAAGATCCACATAGTGAATTTTCTAAGATTTCTAGGGACTAAATACCTCATGTTGTCATAATCAAAGGTAGCTTGATTATACAGATCTGCTAAAGCAGAAATACGGAGGTTTAATGATTCCAAACAATTTACAGTTAATGTGCTTCCTGAAGTTCTTTGAGGATTGAAATTATCCATTCCGTCCTCGTTTTGCCATCCGCCTCGATTAACAATTTTACCAAGCTGGTCAAGTCCATCAATAGATTGGAAAAACCAAGGGGAATTGGTGTTTATCTCCTGTAAAAGCTTCTGGAACTGTCTTAGAGCTTGAGCTCTCCTTTGAGTGTTTTGTCCTGGGAAATTTGCTTCCCTTTCCAGTAAATAGTTATAAGCAGAATAATAGATTACATCACTCTGTCTCCTTTCATACTGAGGTTGACCAAAGGGATTTCCTAGAGATGAAGCAAAAGAAGCCCCATTCCCTTCAGTGTAATTTTGTGCTCTCAACAAAGGACTTGGAGCCCATCCGTATTCAGGGTTAATAGGCAATATTCCTGGATCAAAAACTATTTTAAATCCAAGGTAAGTTGGATCCTCGTTCATTCCAGAATCGGACAGTTTAAATCCTTTGAGGAATAGATTCCTATTTTTATCTGTAGCTCTAATTCCCATATGGGCTTATTATTTTCTTATATTTATCCGGTTAGGAGATTTATTGGGAAAGATTTAGGGAAAGGACCAGCACTATTGAGAGTCCATTCTCTTTTATTGAGATAAACTACCTGGTACATACCTCTAAAGGTATCATACTTAACCTCAATTGAGCTAATGATGTAAATACCGGATAGAAATTGATCTAAAACCGGGTTTACATCATCTTGGGGTTTCTGATCACTTGATACCCCGGTGTTTTCTTTCCTCTTTCCCTGCTTATTAGCATAGATTAAAACAGGGGCTGCTTGTCCACGGTAAATGCCTGCATAATATCCACTCAATTCCAGTTTGAGTGTAAACTTTTCAAGGTCGCCTTTATTAAATTCATTTTGAATTAAGGCTTGAATAAAGTTATCATGTACACCTCCGCCACCAGGGCTGTTATTGAGAGATCCATACCAAGCTTTTCTGACCTCAAGTTTGTATTCATCTTCTTTTGGTCTACCTTTTTGTAAAACTTGATTTTCACCGATGTTTTCAGTTGTAGTGGCCTCTATTGTGTACTTAATATACTTCTCAGTAAAATTCCCATTTTCAACCTGCAAACCATCGTCATAAAACTGAACCTCCTGAATGTATCCGTATTTGTTATTCGTATTTCCAGCCTTCGAAAGCATGGTAAAATTGGTAATATAAAATGGAAGATCTCCTGATCCTTTTTGGTTTGTGAAAGCTAAAGGCATTTCTTGCATATCAAGATTTGTCCCGGGTAAAAAAGTATCATTTGTAGAATCAGGATCTCCACGAACAACCTTCACTTGTTGTATATAGTCATCCGCCGTCAATTGGTTATTCAGATTTACAAATGTTAGATTATAATAGGGGTCTATCCAAACCTTGTAGAAGCTCTCGTCATTTTTATAAGCTCTTTCACATATCTCATGGATAAATTGGTAAAGAGAAAAATTAGGACAAATCCAAGTCATGGTGTCATCCAAACCATCATCATTAGAAGAAAATCCAAGATTTAAAGCCTGAGAGATTTCAAAAAGAGCATCATAGGAGGTCATATTTCTAAGTGCCCTAGAAACCTCAGAATATAAGCCAGGAATTCTAGTTTCCCCCAGAATAGTAAACCTTATCTTGGACCCATCGGGATCTTGAGATTGCGAGGATCTTACACTCAGCACATTGAAATCCATCCTTATTGGCTTATAGATATCCTCTCTAGACCGTATGTACATAGAAATTATATCACCATCTTTTGGATAGTTGACACTTATAAAAAGTGGATCTCCCATAGTAAATGTAACCCTTATAGTTGGAAGGAAATCCCCTTGAACGAACTCAAAATGGTCCATATACTGATCAACATAATACCCATTGATAAAAACAACAGGTCTATAAGCTCCCCAAGATTTATCGTCGGCATCGCTAAATAAAGGTTGGTTTGGTATTTCTTGCCCAGATCTATTAGGAACAACAAGCTCATCAAGTCTGATACTTGTTTTTGAAAAATTATTTATTACAATCTGATCTGATGCCATTAGTTTTAAACATTAGCATTAGGATTTGGAGAAGCATTGCTTACATCAGGAGCAAGCCCGATAACAGCATTTGTCCTTACAGTTTGTCTTTCGCCATCTTGCAAAACATTAGGAGGAAGTATCTGAGGTGTAGGATTTTTCCTTTTGGCAAGAAATTCTTTTCTAGAATCACTTACTTTGAATTTTCTTTGCTCCTGAGAGTCTCTAAACTGTGAATTTGGATTCTTATTTGACTCATCTTTAAGAGTTTTCTTATTAGAAAACATCCCTTCCACAGATTTAGGGGTTGGAATAGCAAAAACATCTCCCTCACCAACAGCAAAAGGGTTTGACACCGAATTAATTTTTAACAAACTACCTGTATAGTTCATGTCACCAAAAGATCTATAAGCTAACAAATCAGGCCTCATCTGGTCGTCACTCTTAATAACCACATATTTCTTAAACCTTACGTCTACTCCAGCATAAGTTATACTAGATCTTGTTAAATCCCAAATTCCATAATTTCTTTGAAGTTGTTCAGAATCTGGATTGAAAAGACCTTTATTTTTATTAAGTATATCAATCTGCAACATATGCTAAATATTGTTTTTTACTGAGGGGTTCCTCCGTTCCTAGTTGAAATATCGTTTGGTGAATCTGTAGTAATTGTTCCTCCTCTGAAAGTACTAACAGTAGATCCATCGGAGAGACCTTGGTTAAAGCTAGATTGATTACTAGCATATGTCGGAATTGTGCTCTGATAAAGCCTTCCATCACCTCTATTGAACATGCTTTCAATCTCACCTCTTTCTCTATTCCTACCGTGTCTTAATGTAAAAGTAGCAACAAGTTCTGTTGGAAAATCATCAGGGCCTAAAACTTCACTAAATTGGATATCTACACCTTCACAAATAACATTACCAATCATAGCTATTGGGTTCATGGGATTGCCAACTACTAAGTGCCATTCTCCAGTAGGTGCTCCGGTTTGGATAGCAACAGGCAACTGTATATTTTGTATAAAGTCATCAGCCAATGCGAAAGCAAGAATATTACCGATAGCTGCATCTTTTTCAATGAGCTCAGCTAAATCGTTGCTATCAAGCTGCTTAATCACACTTTGTAGCTCAGCTATTGATTTTTCAACAGTGGCAGCAGACTCTTTAAAAGCCTGAGCCTGTGGATCGTTCATGGTTTCAGCATCAGGATTGGCCAAAAATTTAATTGCAGTTTTTGTCCAGCCAATAGGATCTGAATAAAATGCTTTGAGACCCTCCTCACCACCAGGAAATCCGATAGCAGGGAAGGTATTATCGTATCTAATATCTGGGGTTAAAAAATTTCCATAATTGGTACCAATAGCAAGCAAATTACCTAATATATCGATCATTGCAGCTTTAGTGTTTACCTCACCAACTGAGGTAAGCTCATAATGAAAATCAAGCTGGAAGGGTTCTTCTGAGAAAGTTAAACCTCTATCTCTAACCCAGGTTTTATCGACGGTATCTACAGAAACAAATATAAAATCCGATAGTGGACCTCCCTCGGTCAGCATCTTATCACGCAACGCAAAGTTAATCTTAGGTATAGTGACCTCATCTCTACCTCCGTCGGTAGCTGCAACAGCTAAGTTGGCAACATCACCAGCTCTGGCTAAAAGGTCACCTGCTCCAGCACCAGCAGCTGCACCAGCAAAAGCTCGACCAAGAACACTTTTGAAAAATCCTTGATCAAATCCTTTTTGGTACTTAACATCATCCTGTGTTTTTGGATCCCATTTTAGTCCGGCTTGAAATCCAATAACGTCTTTTAATGAATTGTTTGTGTCACCGCCCCACCACGTTACCGCTTGGGCAACAGGTCTTCCTGCTCCCTGCTTGCCATAAAGATCACTTGCTAAGAGCTGATCTGGAATAGAAAGATTATCCCTCATCGGAGCTGGGAATCTTCTAAGGGTAATCATATAATTATTAGGGATTGATCCGTAATATTTACAATAAAGGAAATCCTTCCAATAATAAGGAGCGGAAGCGCCACCAACAATCAAAGACTTATTACCCCTTGTACTTAAGCTTTCCCTTTCCTCACTTGTTTCAGGGTTTGAGTCTATTTGGTTAAGGGTAGTCTGGGTAATATTTACCAATTGGCCAGCAGACGGGTTCTTGCTACCGCCTCTCCCAGTAACACTTAAAACAGAAGAAATCCTGGAGTTGAAATCCCGGTTTTCTGATTTGTAGTATTCCTGAATGAAGTCATTTTGGTTATTACCAAACGAATAAAGCAGAAACTGCCCGTATTTGGCATTATCTGAGCTATAGAAACCCCCGTTATAAAAAAGAGTCCTTGCAGTTGGACCCTTGTTGGGATTCACAGATCCCAGATTGGACATCCTGCCAGTTAACTGTGATGAGGCAGCATCTCTCTGAGCTTCTTTTGATCCGTAGATTGAACTATTGGCAGCATTAGTTGCTCCATAATCAAATCCTAACACCCTATTAGAAAACCCTTCGGTTTGAGAGACAGATCCAGTTTGTGAGTTCCTGTTATTGGAAGTTGACATTTATATAGTCAAGATTTTTTTATTCAACCGTGATGGTAAACTCAAACTCCTCCTCCATGTCCTCAGCTAGAAAATGTTCTAAATTTTCTGCGAATCTCTGTGAGATGTTTTTGTAAACCACCAAGATGTCATTGCATCTTGTACTATATATTCCTTGTGTAATTTTCTTCTGAACAGCGTAATTGATGACGAATTCTGACTCTGGTGTTAATTCATCCATGTCATATCCGAGCTCCCTAATTATTTTACCTATATCAACTATGTAATAAGTTTTACCGGAGCAATATTTTCTTTTGGCCTCTTTTAAAGACCGAGAGGTAAGTAAAAATGTTGTATTTGGAATTTCTTTAGGCATTATCCTCACTCACATTTTCACTAGCAGCCTGCGGACCATCTTTAACATCATTTAAAAAGTCAAAGGACCCGGGATTTAATTGAATATCGGATTCCTCCCGATCTTCTCTATTAACAACCTCTTTGATTAAAGAATCTTGGGACTTCCTTTCTTTATCCAAATCAGCCTCGATTTGGTTATTGCGATTATTTTCAAGGTTTTTCAGATGTATTTGTTTACCCATCTGTTGTGCTCTCCTGATCCTTTCTCTCATATCAGAAAAAGATTCCTTTTTACCTAAAAGGCCAAACTGTTTAGCCATTTGTCTTCTTTGTCTTCTTGATTGACTCATTCTGCAGAAAATTTAAAAACTTCATCATCGGGAGTTTGAGAGGAACCTTGTATGTCAATTCCCAAAACATACTTGAACAATTTAAGGAAAAGCCCAGGAATGAAGATATCTTTAGCTTTAACAACATCGTTAGCTGGAATAAATTTAAATTCCATTTCTTGCTCCTCCTTTGTTCCATCTGTCAAAGCCTCTCCCTTTTGCAATCCTGTTACGTCAACAGCAAAGCAGGGCTGCTCATGGTCTACAAACTTTGAGGAGGTAACTGACCCCAAATAATACCACCTATCATTTTCTGGTGCATCAAATCCACTCTCTTCTAGCAATTCTCTCTTTGCTGTGGTCAAAAGATCTGGATCCTCATCATCACTTGTGCCAGTTATAAGTGAAACTGTCATTCCACCTTCTCTAAAGGGATTTGATTCCTTTAGGACACCAATAGCAAGAGGAAGTCCTTGTTCATCAGAAACGAATGGCATTACTACAACATTCATAAAAGTTGGAACTACTCCAACCCTACCGTCTCTCTCAACAAGGTTTAATCCCTTAGTTTCAAAAAGTATTTTATTCGTCATCTTCTTCCGCCGTTTTGGTTTCTTGCTTTTTCTTTATCCTTTGGCTAGTTGATTTTTGAGTTCCACCATAATAAGAAGTAATCGATTCTGCCAAAGCACCTCTAATATCATCAATATCAACTCCTTCGGTCACATAATTAATTATCTCCTCATTAGCACCATCAAAGGAGCTAATTAAAACATTGTATAAATTTTTTGAAGGCAGATTTAACTTAAGAGTAATGTTCACATTCACCCAATTTTCATTCTGCTGTTTCAATAGTTTATATATCGGTGATTCTTCAAGCTCAATGGCAGAAACAGTATTTCTAACAGGCTTAGAAACGGTGGGCTCCTGAATAACCTGTTGCTTTTGCATCTGAACATCCGGTTGAGTCAAATCAATATTGCCAGAGGTATTATTATAATCAACCTTAGAAGCAGGGAATGTTTCTAAATACTCCTCCAAAAGCTCAATGTTAATCCTTCCACCACCAATAAACTGTACAAAAGTCATTCCAGTAGCTTCGTCCTGAGTAACCCCGTTGAACTTCTCAACGTTACCCATCTTATCCCCTTTAATCCACTGGAAGTCAACCTGGGATAATTCTTCCTTTAATTCTGTTAAAGTTTTTTCCTTAAGATCCATTTTCTTTTTCTTGAATATTCGACTCAGCCATCCCATTTTTCTTCAAATGTTAAGAGTTTAATTGGAACTCGAAGAGATATGCAAAATAACAATTCACCGGACAGCATTGCTGGATTTAAGAATTATATGGTGAATGTTGTAAAGTGTTCCGCTTTTTATCCTTTCGATAGAAATTTTGATCTAGCATCAGAGTACATTTCCTCGATGTGATCGTCGGGTATTGAATTTTTTAAAATACTCATTACCCTTTTTATCTCTTTTCTCTCCTGGATACTTTTAGGATTTTTTTGGTCCGGATTAGACCAAGAATGATATTTAAAAAGCTTCATTAGATGATCGACTAGTTCCCTTTGCGAACCCTCTGTTTCACTTCCAGTGCATACAGTAAGAAGATATTTATCAACGGGATTCTCTAGCATTTCAGCAATTGAATCGTGTTTACACTCAAACATTCCCCGTGGTGTACGGTATTCACAGCTGAACCTATTCCCGTTCCTTTTAATTGCAAGGAATGGATGTATTGCATCAGAATCTCTATAAATGAATATCTTCTTAAAGAGGTCATCGTGATTTTCTTTAACCAGCTCTATTTCCATACCGTTCGAGATCTCTGCATCCAAAGATAAATCAGAAGAATGATTACATGATTTAATATCATCTTCTATTCCTAGCATGTCTAAGATAACGTTTGCATCCTCCTCAATCTTATTAAAAGATTTTCCCATTTTTGAAAATTTCGACGAAACGAATTCTTCCACTATATCGTCAAAGGCATTTCTGTTTTTCTCATCCTTAAACCAATTCATATTGGTATCAAAAGTAACAACTTCAAAACCAGGTTGGGTACTAAGACCCACGTACTTTTTTGGAATAGAGCAGGACTTTTCTCCAATGCTGAAAACATAGTCATCTCCCTCCTCGACCCTTTTTAGGACTAGTCCAGGATTCTCTAATTTTAATTTGATCTCTCCATTAAGGTTAGGTCCTATCAAACCAATGTCACTTTTGGATACGGACTTAGACTCGTGGAGTTTACCAAATAGTTTAAAACTTAAGGCTTTATTCATTTGTTCCAAAAAGGATTTGCACTTTAAAGTCCTTCGGATTCATTGATTTTCTCATATCAATCCTTAGAAAAGTTGGATCTGTTGGAACTAACCTTGTTCCCTTCTGAATTACCACGGAAGGAATAGGGATAGTTGCATCGGGGACAATATCAAACTCAAATTCTTTTTGTTCGTTAGGGTAATCATCAACCTTAATTTCGAGTTCAATACTTTCTACAAAAAAGCTAATATCTTGGATTCCCCCTTTTTTCCTCTCTATTCCAGCTTTGTATTCAATCTCACACTCAAGAGAATCAACATCACTAATTTCAGGTGGCCTATTAACTACCTGGACATCAAGTAACCCGAGTTCAGCTGAAAATGAAAACTCGTTGGAAATATTGTTTTTCTTATTAGAACTAAAAGAAATATAATCGTCTATTCTTGGCATTGGGAAACCACTTTTTTTATGTATTATATATCAAGATTCAAAACGTGTTCTTTAAAAGTCTAGAAGAATGGCGGGGGGTTAATATATAGAGTAACAAACATAATTCTTCCCACCATGAAAGACATTAAACCCACATGGTTCATCGAATATCCAATCGATCAAGAATACAAACAATACATTTTATTAGACTTCCTATCTACGGTCAATAAAGACATAGAAGACGAAGACATATATTATCCGATCAAGAGAATTTTCTCCATGATCAAAGAATTGACCTCCGTTAAGGTTTGGATCGAAAACGAATTCAAGGAGGTATCAGAAGAACTACCTTCAAATATCCACGATCTTATAACTTATTTCCGAGGATGCGATTTTAGCGATGATGAGGTGGAAGAGATTCTGTCTATAATTGATAATTCGCTAAACATTCTCTATAAATACGCGGACATGGGAATGAGCCTTTGGAAAAATTTAGAGAACAGGATTAGGGCTTTTAGTTTGGAAAGATTCACCACAAAAGAAAATAGAGATTGTGGGATCCTAATATTTAGAAACATGTCCACCGACAACGTTTTTGTATATTGGTGGCAATGCGGAAGAACCAACAAGGGATCAGATGCAACAATGCTCAAAAAAATACCTCTAAGAAACCCTTATTTTTCAATGTCTTACGAATTCATCGCACACGAGGCAATTGAATCGTTGGAAATAAAAAAAGACGTAGATCCGGATATCAATATTATGGAGATCTACGAAGACTTTAATGAGGATTCAGTTATTCTTAAGATAGCTAAGGAATTATTTATAAGAGAAGTTTCTAAAGAACAAAAAGAAAAGAGATAGTTATTGAGATTCTTTCCAAACATTATCAATAAGGGAAACACCTTCGTGTTGTCTTGCAAGTCTTTCCTTTACAATTGCGAATTGGTTTAGCCCACTTCTCCAAAGTACCTCATTAAACCAAATATCTGGGCTATCCCAGCTAAATTTATCGATACAATCTAAAATGACATCCCTAGACAAAGCAGGGAGAACAACACAATGTGCCAATATTACCTTGTTTGTAATATAAAATTCAGGGAATTTTGGGTCACTGCCAGTCTCTGGGGACTGTAAAACCCCCTTTACAAACCTAGATCCCAATGAAAGGTATTTAAGATCGTTTTCATTGCAAAATTCAATACCCCTCTCAAGGGTTTTCATAAAATCCTCATGGGAAGTTTCCAACACACAATCACATTCACAAAGAACCAAAGCATCAAGATCGTCGGTAAAATTCTCAAGCATTGCTTTTTTGAAAGACTGGAAGGCACCGTAATGACCAGGACCGTGATTAGTTGCAGGAGATTGTGATAGAGCAGGAACTTCCCTCCAAGCTTCACCTTTGTATCTCTCATTTACCTGCTGATAGTAAGTCAATCCCATTTCACCTAGGGGAGATAAAGAATCTATCGATGCTTGCTCCCTTCTTGTTTCGGGTTCTGTGAGTATATGGACTAGTTTGATATTCATTATGCTATTCTAATCTTTTCTTTTTATAGTACACAAAAAAGACAAGTTTCGTTAGAAACCTGTCTTAAAGAATTAGTTAATTTGATAATTATTAGAAATCTCCCAATCTCTTTATTGAGAAAGATTCATTTACAGCTTTTTCGGATTCTCCTAACCCTGAAATAGATGAATTAGGTGCATTAACTATAGAGGGTCCAGCATTTGCTATAGTATATTCCCTATCACCATCAGCATTGTATCCAGGTACCTCGATACCAGCTTTCTCTGGACTAAATACTGCATCTGCATAACCTACCCAATCATAAGCAGGTTCTCTCTTTATTTTGTGCAAACCAGTTTTACCCTCACCACCTTCCTGATTTTCGGCAGCAAAAGGCTTAAATGTCTCGTCGTGCACCTTTTTCTTAAATTGATCGAAGTCTAAAACTTCCCTCTTTGAAACGTCATTTATATTCATGATCTAAAGTTTTTATTGTATAGTTCCTCCTGAGCTTAATCCCAAAGATTGTAAGGATTGTCCATTTCCGGCTAAACCAGATAGAAAATCAGATACTAGATCACCTGCTGGTTTATTCATATCTACCTCTTTGTCTCTAACATCTATCACTCTATCAATTCCACTCTTTAGAGTTCTTTCTTCTGTAGATGAAAGGGACTTCATGAAATCATCCTTATCAGCAGCACCCTCAAATCCATTGAAAGCCTGTAAGTAGAATGATTCTAAAGAATTTCTAAAGTCCTCCCTTCTAGCCTGGTTTGCAAGCATTTCAGAGATTGTTCTATAAATCCACCCGTCCTGCTCAATACCAAGATCCTGAGCAATACCATCCAATCCTTTTTCTGTCAGGAATTCAATTGTTGCATCCGCCATCTTGGGTGCAAGGTAGGCTGAATTAGCCTTTCCAGCAAAAATAATTTTAGTTAAATCAGCAACTGGTATTTGTTCAACAAAGTTTTGTACAAGCTTGCTGAATATAGATTGTTCACCAATTCCAAAAAAGCTTAAAAGGTATGCAGAGGCTTTACCTTTAAGAACATCAGAGAAAGCATTACCAGCATAACCGAGTAATCCACTCAATCCGTCACTGAACCAATTCTCATTTACTGATTCTGATTTGAAATCCTCAAAGGACTTAATATTATTTGCCATTCGGAGCTTTTTTTCTTTATATATCGCTCCTTGGACTAGTTTATCTATTCCTTAAGAAAAGATCCACTGCCTTATAACGGTAAGCAATTTTATCCTGCTTGATCTTAGGGTTTTTAAGAGGAGCTTTTTTTCTGTTAACTATTTCTTCAGGAAGCAGTGGTGAAAAAGTGTCCTTAAGTATTTTCTTATCAGTTCTCCATTCTTTAGGCAAATGCAAAGCAAATCTTACAAGATCCAAATTCAAAAAAGGACTCCTAAGTTCCAAAGTGTGAGCCATAGACATCTTATCCAATCTTGGTAAATGATAGTAAGTTAGCTCATCAAATACATCCGACTTTTGTGAATCATATTCGTGGATTCTTTTATATCCACCAAAAAGCTCATCCGCACCATCGCCAGAAAGAACTATCCTATAACCCCCAAACCTCTTAACAGCATCAAACAAATGATACTGGGGTATAACAGATCCAAGGTCTATTGGAGATTCGTTCCATTTTTTGTAAATCTCCTCATTCATAGATTCATCCATGTTATAGTCCAAAAAGGAAACCTCCTTACCAAGTCTTTCAGAGAGAATATCTACAAACTCTTTTTCACCATTTTCAATGCTAAACCATCTAACATCAACTCCAATTTCATTCAAAACTGATGCAATAATAGATGAGTCCAGTCCCCCGGAAATAAGAAGAGAAATAGGATAATCCTTAGAAACCAATCGGTTTCTCACAGATTCGAACATTTTAGACCAAAGCCACTCCATATGCTCTTCGTAACTTTTACCAACTAATTCCTGGATTGGGAAATCGAAGCCTTTATAATAGGTGCTATACACATTCTTAAATTCAGGTGCATCTAAATTAAAACTGTATATGTTATTTGGGAGTATTCTTTTAATATCACTATATGGTGTCCTTTCATCTGTGTTATATCCCCATTTTCTTACCGTGCTGATAAAAGTCTCATCTATCTGGGAATTTTCATACACAAGAGGTTTTATCTCTGAAGCAATATCACCAAGGGAATTATAATAAAGACATTTACGTCCCAGAGGGTCCGTAAAAGCAATAACATCATTAGTGTTTGCATCATATATTGTAATAGCCCAAAATCCATCCCAAGTTTGGATTTCTGGTATAAACAAAGAACAAAACATTTCAAAGCTCCCACCTCGATACCTACCAAAAATATTAGTGAGATATTCTACGTCGGAATCGAATCTTTCACGGTCATAATTAAAAATCTCCCCGTTAAAAAGCAAATAGATGCCATCTGCTATCTCTATTGGTTGATTCCAATCATCACCATCAACTGTCTGGATTGGAAGCCTGTGGTGACAAATACTAAGCCCGTTTTTTTCAACAACGGTTTTTTCAATACCACGATGTTTTATGGTATCCAGTATTTCTTCACCTGGTGTTTTTGTGATTACTATCCCGCACATTTAGATATGTCTTAAGTCGTTTACTGTTTTATTATTAAAGCTGTTGAATATCCGATGGACATAAACATTATATGGCTGATTCATAACATAATCCCTCAGATTTTCCATGATCTCTTGTTCCTTTGAATCTCCATCCCGAAAATCCCAGTTATCCTTGTTTCTATCTTCTTTGTTCGGATTATCACCGGTAACAAAATAGATTTCACAATCTTTAAGCAATCCCTCTTCAGCAATCATCTTTAATTGATTTATTGCTTCATCTTCGGTAATACGACCAGAAAGTATTCCCCAAGTAAGAACTGTTAGAAATCCACGATCTAATATAAAAGGAGGTAGTAACCCGTCCCGACACAATTGCAATAACATTAGCTCTTTACCTAGAGCAAAGCTATGTGTCTCGTGAGATTGGTCATCCAAGGAAAGCCTGTTGAACCAACCAACAAAATCAAACTTAAATATCGGAATGTTGTGTACCTCAGAATATTTACGTGCTAAAAAGGTCTTGCCTGAATTCCTTGGTCCCTCGAATATCTTGATCTTTGATCCCATTAAATGCTTTTCTTCTTTCAAACTCTTTTATCGACTTGGTTTGCATATATTTCGACAATTCAGAGTTAACTCTTACTTCAACATCAGAATTTAAGACAAATTTTCTGTTCGGGAAAGAAAATCTTGGAAATCTTGGATCTAACTTTCCATCTAAGATGTACTTATAAATAAGGCAATTTAGAACGTGCTGTTCTGGACAGCTGTGTGTAAATTGTGGATACGGGTTAGGGTTTGGGTACTTCATAAGCAAATCTTTTCTCCCACACAATTCCTTGTATTCAGCAAAGAAATCTCTTGAAAATTGACTATTCCGTATCATCATTCGGTTAGAAGCTATCTCCCAACATCTAGAGACTATATCAGATTCGACTGGATCTTTTATAATTGCATCGGTTGTATATCTCTTTCCATGCATTCTAACCTTCGGGATTTTACCAAAGGCTTCGCTTTCAAAAGGAATGAATATATCTGAATTATTTTCACGCAGCAAAAGCTCTACCGAATCTCTTAGAAATCCCCAATCAGTCTGCCAGTACTGAGGATATTTTTCAAAGTTACAATCATGGTAGAAAAGAATATCTCCATCGGACATCTCAGACAAGGTCTTATTTATAATAAATGACTTAAAATCACCACATCCGTTAGCATTTATCCCAGGATTTAGAGGAAACACACCTTCAAGCACATTACAGAAATCCTCACTTCCCTCACATTCCTTTAGGGATGAAGGGCTATAAACAATTATTTCATCAAAATAAGAGGAAAGTAATGATTTAAGATTGGAAATATTGCTACTCAAATCACGTCCAGAGTCGTGGGGAGCACCCAGACTACAAAAGGTCAAAAAATAAAATTTAGCACTTTGATCCACCCAAGTTATATTTCAGTGAATTATAGGAAAAAGGAAGGGATAAGTTTCTAGATTATCCCTCCTTAGTAATAACGACCATGGAGTCTGAGATATCAGGAGTAATGTCATCAATTACATTCACACCTATTCTTTTACAGTGTTTAGAAAGGCTCTTTAGAATTGGTTTAATCTTACCAAGACTTTGCTTCATATTATTAACTTTCTCAGCATCCTCTGTGCTCCCGATAATAGTAGACTTAAGAATTTCATTATCACCAGAATTAGTGTCGAATAAAGCTACCTTCTCAGTTGACATTTTACCTCTTTTTCCAAGAGAAGAATTCTTCCTAATTTCAGAAACAAGGTCATCCTCAGTAATATCCAGAGAGTTACATAGCATTTTTATTGCAGGGACCCATTCATCTTTTTCTCTATTATAAGTAATCAAGGGTGAACAAACAATTACAGTATTATAAAGGGATCTGAGTTCCCCAGGACTAAGATTAGATATACCATCATTTCCAATCATACCTTTGATGCTTGATACCAAAGATCTCATAGAATTTGGCCTAATATACCCCCCTGAAACTTCTTCCTTGTTGGGTATAAATGCACTTTCCAATTCTTCGTAGATAGAAGCAACATCGTTCAATCCTTCCTCTTTTGCCAATTTACAATTGGACGACATTACTTCGTCCAAAACTTTAGCCTTTATATCTGAACCAACACCGCCGAAATTTTTCCAATATGAAGTGTACCAATTTCCAAATTTGTGGACATCATCAATATCATCACCAGTAATGGCTTTATATCTTTTCCAATTACAAGGCTTGTTTACACTACCAGAAATCCTCTTTGTTGGGAAAAGCGAGCAATTATCATTATCGTCAACCATTACAAAAAAAGAAACTGGTTTATCTCCAGAAACAGCCTTTGTCCAACAATCAACATAATCATGGGGACAAGATCCCTTCAGAGTTCCGTCTTCCTTCAGGAAATCTTCGGCTTCAGCATTCTTATTATAGTCTTTGGTCCTTAAAAGTTTAGCTAGAGATTCTGCTAATGAGTAATCGGAAGTCGTAGGTTCTGATACAGAATCGTTATCCTCGTCCAATTCCTGACTATAATTTTTGATATTTACCTCAATCTCGTTTGGATCTATGTAAGTCATAGCCTCCATTAATCTCATAAAGTCAGCAGCTGATAATGCATTACTAGATTCTCTAACCGAAGAATAAGATCCCCTTAGTTGACTAATAGAATCCTTAATGGCCTCTTTGTTTTCTTTAGATACCTGATCTAACTTTAAAATTATATCAAGCAAAGGTTTATCCAGCTTACCATTCACATCCTTATTTCCTAATGTAGATTGTATTGATTTCACAGCAACTTCTGTAGCGGATTCATACTTACCATTAGCACCACCTCTAGGATCCATTAAATTCTTAATAGGTACAAAAGCATCGATAAGGGCTTTTTGGATAGAAGAAATAAGACCTGACCCCTTTAACTTAGTGTCATTATCCTTGTCACCGATTTTTAGTGGAAACACTCTATCATTCATTTTCGTTTCCTTGTCATCCAAATCCTCCCTTACTTTGACCTCTATAAGTCCTTCCTCGGTATTTGCTTTCGTTACTTTATCCAAAGCATTGGTCATAATCTCAAAGAAGTCGCCAAATTTAGATTCCAAATCTTCATCCTTCATCAGTTTACCCATCAAGGATTCTACGGCTCTTACTTTATACTGAGCATACTCCTGGGATAGATTATCAGCTTTTTTTTCAAGCTCTGCAAGGTTTTTTCTATCGTTATCAGAGAAAGTAGCTTTATCGCTATTTATTGAAGAAAGTTTTTGTGCAAGTGTCGTAAACAACCTTTGCCAATCTCTCCCATATCCAGATTTTGCATCCTTTCCTTTAGAATCAACAATGTGGTTAATCAATATTTTCTTTAACCGATGAACTCTACCAGGTACCCCTATTTCACTAGACTCGTTTAGCTTTTCCTGATACTCGTCCGCTGTTCTTTTTACACTCTCAACAAGTTTTTTACCAGCAGATTTAAAATTTTGGATAGCTTTTGATTCAAGAGAAGGATCTAGCTCTATCATTCTCTTTACTGCATCACCTATCATATCGATAGAGTCAAGGTAAGCTTTTTTGAGTGGTGCAAGAACAGAATCATGTAATTCAGTATCCTCACAAACATCCTTGATATTTGCAATCAAGCCCTTAACAGTAGAAGTATCGCCAATGGATTCTATCTTTTTTGCAAAAGACTCGTAGGTCCTATTTCGATCCGAAGCAAAATCGAATATAATCTTCTTACATGCTGCTAAAAGCGTGTCGATTGATATTCTTAAAGCATCGTCAACATCTTTATTCTCATAGAGCTTAAAAGCATCTATGGACAATTGGTTAGCTACCGGGTTATTTCTAAGATAATTGTTTGACATCTTTTAGTAAATATTTGTTGTATCTCCTGAATCAGCTTTTGCATCCATTGCATTAGCTAAAGCATTTAAAAGTGCTGGCATTTGACCCACCAATCTTGATTGGTTTCTTATGCTTGCTGCTTTTTCCTTAAGGTCTGTGGTTTCCTTCTGTTTAGCTATTTCCTCAGCTATCTCAGCTTGCTTAGCATTAACATCTGCTTTGGCCTTAACCAGATCCTCATTAACCCCCTCAAAAATTGGGAATTCGTCAAGCTTCTTAATGTGTTTAGGCATATCTTCTTGCAATTGTTATTTTGGTTCTTAGGTCTCTTATCTGTCTCATAAGGGTTTCTCTTAAATCTGACATATCTTTTTTAACGCTCTCTGCAGATAAACCTTTCTTTTTAGCTTGAGCTTCCAATCTATCCCTTTCAGTATCTAGAGTAGCATACCTCTCATTTCTTTCAGATTGCATAGCTTTTATTAATGCACCAACTTGACTTTTTTCCAGATCCTGTACAAATTTAGTAAATTGAGGTGCATTCATAGAAAATATAGGATCCATTGAAAAATTAGCACCAGAAATAGCTCTAGCCTCCACATCAGACTTTAGGGTAGAAGGTTTTGCAAGGTCAAGCTTTCCAAACTTCTCTCTAAATCTTTCGTCTTTCTTTTTAGCATCTAAGGCTGCTTTTTTATACTTATCATAGAGATCGTCAGCTATCGACTCGTCTGTAAGGTCTTTTGCCATTTTATAAAGTTTTTCGGCTAGATCAGCTTCGAGCTCAGATTTTTTCAAATTCCAGTAGGAGATAAGTCTTTGCTTTCCTTTGGTAAGTTTTTCAACCTTGGAATCAATCTTATCAATATCAGCTTTTCTCTTTTTACCTAAAGCTGAAAGGAGTTTTTGATTCCTATCTATCATTCTTTCCAATTTTTTAGCTTCAGCAGGATCACTTTTGGTTTGTGCTTTTTTAACCTCCAAAGCATCTATATCAGTTTGTATATCATTCCATTCTTTTGAATACTTGGTTTCAATAGAATTAATATCGGAAAGTAATGAATCAATCTTAGAAATAGTGCCACCAAAGTTGGAGCTAAGCCAATTCATGATCTTATCTAGACCACCGTCTTTCTCATTTATGTTTTGTGATTCCCACTGTTTAAAACTTAACAACATGTTAGGCTAATTTTTTTATTAGATTACCAACCTTTTTAAGGGTTATATCAGATTTAAGATCAATTACCTCCTTGGTTATTCCAGACCCTGCATCGTTTCCGTCATTAATTGCATTATTAATTTTAGAAAAAAGGGAGGTCAAAGAAGATTCATTGGAAAGATCCTTTCCCTTATTACTAATTACATTGCTATAAATAGATGCTAAATTTTCCAAAGAGTCTAGCTCGTTAGCACTTTCCTCTAGATCTTTAATTCCCTTAGATATTTTTCCAGACTTCTGAACCTCATCGTAGGAAGGAGACTTCGACATAAAAGACTTAAGATCCGAAAGTACCTTTTGCATGCTAGATTTTAAATCCTTTATCTTTTCCCTTGATTTCTCTCTCAAGGAAACAACGACATTAAGGTCCTTAGATCCAACATTTTTTCTAATCTTTGCAAGATCTCCAAGATCAGAATCCTTTATAGTTGCTTCCCTCTTGGAGGAATCCTTTGTTTTAGAGACAAAAGATTCGGCTTTCTTTGAAGCTGAATCTAAATCGGATTTAAGCTTTTTAATACTATCTTGGTCACTGGATTTCTTTTGAGCTAACTCATATTCAAATTTAGCAAGGTCATACTTATCATCGATAAAACCTGCCTCGTAATATTCCTTTCTTCTAGGATTTTTACCAACGGTTTTTTCCAGGAGTTTCATTCCTTTATTCATCTGTTCCCTTTTCATCTTAACGAAAGATCGGAATTCCTTGTTCTTCCTCTCGATTTGGGTACGTATTCTAGCAATATCATTTCTTGAAGCTCCTTTGCTCCTTAGGTCATCTATTTTACCTTCTAGATCAAGAACTTCATCCTCAACATCATATTGCTTAGTTATGATTTCTTTTTGAATATCTAAATTTCCCTTCCTAATTGTATCAATAACAGACAATCTTGAGAAAGGTCCTAATAGAGCTTTAGATACACTATTTTTGAGGGTATCCAAAGCCTTACCCTCATTAATATTGTAATATTCTAAGAACATCTCAGCAAGAATAACCTGATCAACCTCTTGTGAAAGATCTCTCTCTATTAAAAATTGCTTATGTGATTTAATTCTACTCATTATGCAACGACCACATTTATACTATATATCCCCTGGCAATAAAAAAACCCCAGGCAAAAACCTGGGGTTTAGTATTAGTGTGTACTAACTACTGATTAGGATAGACCTCCAGCAGGAACGTTCACGTGGAAACAGAAGTACATAGTTTCTGGGTGGAAACCAGCTTCTACTAGAGCGTAACGAGATTTAACCGCAATCTTAGGTGACATTGTACCTTCAGAGATTGTTTGGATAGACTCAGCCATCATGTAAGGCATGAACTTAAGTCCTGGTTCGTCGTCACCACCTTTTCTTCCAACTAGTACTCTGTTATCACCGAACTTCATGTTCTGATCAACATAAACGGTCATACCTGCAAGCGAACCTACTGGGTAAAGTGTTCCGTTGTTTTGAGTAAGAGTGTTAGAGAAAGGAGCAAAAGTGAACTGAGAGATGTCTTGCAATGCACTTGCAACGTTAGCGTTAGTAACGATGAAGTTAGCAGGACCTCTTCTTCCTCTGTTAGCTACTACGTTAGCAGAAGCTAAGATTCTAGAGAATAGTCTTCTCTGTAGAGTTGACAAGTTCTCGTAAGTTCCTGATGCAGGGCCTGCAACAGAAGCAATAGCGATACCCGAGTCAGACTTACCTACGTAAGAAGGAATAGTGTAAGAACCTGCAGTACCACCGATAACGAGGTTTAGGTTCAAGTTCTGACCTTCTGTAGTTAAGAACTCGCTGTGGTTAGACCAACCAAGTGCGAATGCTCTAGAAAGGATGTGCTTGTTAATAGCTTGTGATACTTCATTAACCAATGCATTTTCGATCATTGAGATAACGTCGATACCAAACTGCTTGTTCAAGTCTTGGATTTGCTCAGTAGTTACTGAAGCAGCTACTTGGAAAGTATCAGCTTCAACGAACTTAGTGAACGTTGAAAGACCCATTGATTGGTAGTAAGTGCTCTCACCAACACCTCTTAGCATTGGGTTGTAAGTCTTAGTACCATCTACGAATGGTCCTTGCCAGTCTTGGTCGTTGTTGAAACCAGCACCAGAGAATCCTTGGATGTGATCCTCAAGAGCTTTAACCAATTCTGCTCTTGCAGTTGTAGTACCAGCTTCAGTACCGTTTACTGTAGTA